ACCGTTCCTGCGGCAAAAAGATATGACCGCATCCCTGGAAACATCGACCTGCCTTGCAATTTCCGCATAGCTCAAACCTTCTCCTCGAAGGTTCCTGATCTGTTCTTTCTGAAATCCATCCATGACTGAGACCTCCTAAGTCACAGTCAAAAGATATGCGCCGGATTTTAACCTCATAACAAAAAAAGAGCCTGTGAACACTCCAAAAGGGAATGCCCACAGGCTCAGAGAGTTAATATGCGGTTATTTCAGCAGTTCGTTGACGCGCTTCTGCACGGCTTCGTAGTCGTACCCCGCAGCGGTCAGACGGTTGCGGCGGTCGTCTCCGTTGCCCCACAGGCCCCGGATGACCTCACGGGCAAGCTCGTCTACGGTCTTGCCGGGCTTGGCGGTCACCAGCTGAAGGTCGGCGGCTTTGACGGGGCTGCAGATGGCGTTCCTGCCGTCCTCGCTGCGGTCGATCACGACCCTTGCGCCGTTTACCTGCCTGACGTACCAGTTCTTCGCTCTGACCCAGCCCGGGATTGTCTTGCCGCTGTAGTACTTCGTCCCGGTGATCTTCACAAGGTCGCCGGACTTGAAGGACGCGGAAGGCTGCGAGGCGGGTTCCTCCGGCTGTGCGGGAACGGCTGGGGTCTGATCCGCGCCCGTAAAGCCGTTGAGCTTCACTCCCTTGATGACGGCGGGATATTCCTTGTAGGCGACATCGGTATCCACGTTGCCGGAGACACCGTTCACGCTGCCCTTGGAGGAGTTCTGCCACATACCGAAAGCGCCGTCATAGGTCGGGGCGGACGCCCACTGCGCCAGCCAGTGATCGAACCGCTTCAGCCTGGAATCGTCCAGACGGTTCTTCAGCCAGTCGAGGTTGCTGTAGAGGGAGCAGTAGAACCCCGCCTTCTCGATGGCGTCGCCGAACGCGATGACCATATCGGTCAGCACAGTTCTGCCGAGACCCTGCTGGGTCTTGTCCTCCAGGTCAAAGGCGACGGGATAAGTGAACACGCCCTTGTACTTCTGCAGGGTGTTCACCACGAAGGCGGCTTCCTTCTTCACGGCGGCCACGGAGGTCGCGTAGGAGTAGAAATAGCAGCCGATGTCCACGCCCGCCTTCACAGCGTTCGCCACGTTCCTCTCGAACCAGCCGTCGAGGCCGCAGGAGTTTCCGTCAGCGGAGCCGTAGCCGAGCCTGATCATGGCGAACTTCACGCCGGCCGCCTTGACCT